GATAGACCCATAAGAAAGTTTACCTTACATAATAAAGAAGAAGCTGCTAACAAAGAGATATACCTGATTGGTTACGCTGATTGTGTAGCCAATCTAGAATGGCAGTTTAATTTTCAATAAAACATAGGAGTATATATGTTAGTACAAGGAACCACTATCTTTAACACCGCACTTACTCAGTTCGATACCTACCAAGGACAGTCAACTGATAAGTATTCATTACAGATAACTCTGGATAAATTCAATACAGATTTACTAGATAAAGCTGGAGTAAAGGTGAAAGAGTATGAGGGAGAGCCAATAAGAAAGTTCACTAGTCGTTATGACATACCTGTTTTTACAGGGAAGAACGAGCGTTGGCATGATGAAATACCTAGTGGCTCTACAGTTAGAGTAGAGTTCACAACTAAAGAGCATCCGACAGCAGGCATGGTTCCATATGCCAAGCGTGTGTTGCTATTAGAAATGGGTGAGGGATACGAAGGACAAAAAGAAGCTGATGACCAGTTCTTTGATACAAGTCCAGTATAAATAAGGAGAAGAGGTAGCTGGCTCACATGCCCAGCCTCCCTCCTCCTCAAAGTATGTGGGATTGGTTACCCTAAGTAACCACTTATAATTATCGGAGGAGGATAATGGAAGACCATAGAGAAGCTTGTCCAAAATGCAGAGAAGCAGGTGGTGATACTAAAGGTGATAACCTAGTAGTCTACCAAGATGGAGCAGCACACTGCTACGCCTGTTCACACCATGTATTTCCAGACAACAACCAAAGCACACCCAGCTACAAACCAAGGTTCAAGAAGAACGCAGAAGCAGTAAGCGAAGGTGTACACGCAGCCATAACCGACAGGAAGATATCCAAGGAAATAGCTACCAAGTACAAAGTCAAGGTAGAGTATGGAACTAACGGTCAGGTAATCAAACACCACTACCCATTCACAGATAAGTCATGTAGGATTACAGCTTGGAAGACAAGAGATGTAGCTACTAAAGGCTTTCATATAACAGGCAGCTTTAAAGATGTAGGTTTGTTTGGTGAATGCTTATGGGATGCAGGAGGTAAGTACCTAACTATTACAGAAGGTGAGATAGATTGTATGTCACTAGCCGAGGTGTTCAATGGCAAGTGGGCGACAGTTAGTTTACGCAACGGTGCGCAAAGTGTAGTCAAGTCACTCAAAGATTCATTCGAGTTTGTTGATTCCTTTGAGAAGATAGTCCTTGCTTTCGATGCAGATGAAGCAGGTAAAGAAGCTATTGATAAAGCACTAGAGATATTCAGTCCAGATAAGATAAAGATAATGTCTTATCCAGATGGTTACAAAGATGTCAGCGACATGCTACAAGCAGGATTAGTCAGAGACTTAGAGAACTGTTGGTGGCGAGCCAAGACTTATATGCCTAGTGATATAGTAGGTGCAACAGAAATAAAAGATAGCTGGATAAGTAGACCAAGTGTACAGTCAGTACCTTATCCTTGGGTATGTCTTAATCAAAAGACCAAAGGCTTTAGATTAGGTGAGTTAGTTACACTTACATCAGGTACAGGTATGGGTAAGTCATCTGTTATCAGAGAGTTAGAACATCACCTACTCACTACTACCAAAGACAAGGTAGGCATCATACATCTAGAAGAAACTACCGAGCGTACTATTGATGGCTTAGTAGGTATTGAATTGTCTACACCCTATCACCTAGATGAAGTCAGACAGAACTTTCCAGAGCATGAAGCCACCGCAGCATTTGATAAACTATTCAAACGAGAAGATGGTGAAGAAGCATTGTCATTGTATGAAGGTAAGGAACTGTCAGTAGAAAAGATAGTCAGTCGTATCAGGCTTATGGCTAAAGCACAGAACATCAAGTGGATAATCCTGGACCATCTAAACCTAGTCATGTCAGGTGATTACAAAGGTGACGAGCGTAGAAACATAGATGCTTTAATGACACAGCTCCGTGAGGTAGTAGTAGAAACCAACATAGGTTTGTTTGTTATCTCTCATCTAAGTAGACAGCAAGGTGTTACCCATGAAGAAGGTGGAGAAATATCCCTTACACACTTGCGTGGTAGCCAAGGTATCGCACAACTATCTAATATAGTCATAGCACTAGAGCGTAACCAACAACACGAGGATGACTGGATGCGTAATGTAACTAAGCTGCGTGTACTTAAAAACAGATACACAGGTGAAACAGGAGAAACTGGACACTTACATTATGACAACGAAACAGGTAGGATAACTGAAGTAGTTGTAGACTTAGAGGAGTTACTGTCATGAGGAAATCACAGGCAATTACACAGAGAAGGAGAGGAGCCAAGCGTAAGCTACACCTATCCACTAGACAAGCAAGAAGAAAAGCAGAAAGAGCTGCCAAGAAAAAGAAATGAAAGTAGCATTTGACATAGAAGCTAACGGCTTAGACCCTACGCTTATACATTGTATTGCTGCTAAGGTAATTGGACAAGATGTGTCTGAGTTCTGGACACCTGATAGAGTTAAGTATTTCCCTGCTTGGTTAGTAGAGATTAATGCTGAAGTATTAATAGGTCATAACATTATAGGCTATGACTTACCTGTTCTAGATAAACTCCTAGGCTTTAAATGGTGGGGTGATGTAGAAGATACCTTAGTGATGAGTCGTCTGGACAACCCAAGTAGGGAAGGAGGGCATTCCTTGGCTGCGTGGGGTACTAGATTAAACTTTCCTAAAGGTGATTACAATGACTGGTCTACCTATACAGATGAGATGGGTGAGTACTGTAAGCAGGATGTTAATGTCCTTGTTAAATTACACAGACTACTCACAAGCAAACAGATGTCTAAAGTAGCACTAGAGATGGAACATAAAGTAGCACAGATAACTCATAAGCAAACACAGAATGGCTGGAAGTTTGACTTACGCAAAGCTACTCATCTTCTAGCTTCTATTAAAGAAGAGATGTTCATAGCAGAAGATGAAGTACGCAAGGTATTTAAACCACTACCTGTATGGACTCCACTTAAATACCTAAATCAAACACACAAGAAAGATGGAGGTAAGACTAGCAACTACATAAACCAGCTAGCTAAAGGAGCAGAATGGCATGAGATAGATGGAGAAGTACAATGGGGATACTATGCCTTTCCTGAATTTAACTTAGGCAGCAGACAACAGATAGCTAGATACCTACAGCACTTTGGCTGGACACCTAAAGAGTTTACAGAACTAGGTACAGTTATAGTATCAGAGACTGTACTAGAGAGCATAGAGATACCTGAAGGTAAACTCATAGCTAAGTACCTAATGTTACAGAAGCGACTAGGATTAGTCAGCGCATGGATAGATGCAGTAGATGACACAGGTAGGATACACGGTAAGGTAAATACCTGTGGTGCTGTGACAGGCAGGATGACACACTCAAGTCCTAACCTAGCACAAGTACCTGCTAGTCACTCACCTTATGGTGAAGACTGTAGAGAATTGTTTACAGTAGAAGATGGTTACTGCCTAGTAGGTATGGATGCGTCAGGCTTAGAACTTAGGATGCTTGCGCACTACATGGACGATGAAGACTACACCAACGAGGTGATTAATGGAGACATACACACAGCAAATCAAAGAGCTGCAAATCTTGACACTAGAGATAAAGCAAAGACATTCATCTATGCGTTCCTATACGGAGCAGGTGATGGCAAAATCGGACAAGTTGTCGGAGGAACAGCTAAGGATGGTAAACGACTTAAGGCAGATTTCCTCAAAAATACACCAGCTCTTAAGAAACTACGAACTAGAATTACTGCGTCTGCTGATAGTGGGTCGCTTATAGGTTTGGATGGTAGGGTATTACATGTGCGAAGCTTACACGCAGCATTGAATACCCTCCTCCAATCAGCAGGTGCTATCGTTATGAAGCGCGCTGTTGTATTACTTGACCATTTCAGTCAAGAGTACAAGATAGATTACAAGATAGTAGGGCAGATACATGACGAGATACAAGTAGAAGTAGCAGAAAAACAAGCAGCTTTCTTCGGTGACTTGGCAGTTAATTGTGTACGCAGAGCAGGTAAAGACTTTAAACTAAACTGTCCTTTGGATGGTGATTACAAGATTGGAACAACATGGAGGGAAACACACTAATG